ACAACTACTCGAGCTCCTCCTCCGCGGCGGGCTCGGCAGCTTTGGCTTTCTCTTCTGCCGCCTTCTTCTCCGCGGCTTCCTTGGCCTGGCGGTCCTCGATCTCGTCCAGGATGATGTTCACCTCATCGCCAGTGAGGCTCGGGGCGTCTTCCAGGTGGGTGAGGGCCTTGAGCTCGTCCGGGTCAAGCGTTTTGCAAAACCCCTCCGCGATCGTGCGGCTCCAGCCCTTGGTCCGCATCAGCAAGTGAAGGGCCTTCTGGTCGTCGGATGGCTCGACGACCTTTCCTTTGGCGTCCCGCTGTTCGAATGCGGTGGTTTTCATCGCATGATTCCTTCGGTCTGAAAACTGAAAACTAAAAACTTCCTACGTGATCGCGCTCGCGGGGTTGATCACGATCGGCAGGTTGGTGCCGTCGTAATTGGTGTCGAGCTTGATGGAGACCGTCCCCTTGCCCGTCGGGCCTGCATCCCAGGCGGTCTCGACGGTGACCAGGCCGGCCATGGTCACCTTGATGTGCTCGGCGGTGGCATTGGCGACGAATGTGCCGCCGGCTGCCCGCTTTTTGAGATAGAGCTTGGTATTGGCGTGCGTCATAGCCAGGCCGGTCAGCGGAACGAAGGCCGCGTCGAACCATTTTTTATCGACGCCGCGGATGGTGATCGTCGGCTCTACGTTTTCGATCCAGCAGAAGGTGTCCCAGATATCGCTCTCCGCCCCCTCGCTGTTGACCTTGATCCCAAAGTTGATCGAGTAGCCGGTGTGTTGAGTGAACGCGACGCCGCCGAGGGTTACCGGGCCGAGGGTGAACCGCTCGGTATCCGTGGGAGCCGTCGGCAGGGAGACGCCGGTGGCGATGACGACCGGGTTATTGGTCCCGTCATAGGTGCAGCACAGGTCGTAACTGATCCGGGCGTCCCCCTGGTGATCGACCTCGATGCCCGTGGGATAAAGCAATCCCTCTTTGAAGTTGTGGGTATCGTGATTGGCGCCGCTGGTGCGGATGCCACCTTCCGCGATGCTCTTCTGGTAGGTGGTCAGGCCGGTGCCGGCGGATGCCGCCGCGATCTTGAGCCCGGAGAGGGCGCAGTTGGTGAGGGCTCGGGCGACGTGCACCGTCTCGAACGTGGGCACCACCTTCTGACCGTACAGGGCGATGAATCGGGCATAGGCTTCGCCGGTCGTCGGCATGGCCTGCACCTGGCTGTTGATCCGCAGGCCGACGCGGGTAATGCCGCCGAGGATGACCGGCGTGCCCGCAAAGCTATCCGGATCGATCTTGACCGCGTCGTTGTTGTGGAGGCGCGTGACCATGTGGGGGTGTCCTAAATGGGTCCGCCGCTGCGGAAGGTGGTGACTTCGGTGAGCGCGATCAGCCGGTAGCGCTGCTCCAGGAAAATCTGCGTCGCCTGGCTGATCTCGTTGATCTCTTCCGGGATGACCGTGGTCAGCTCCTTCCGCATGTCGGGGGACTGCGGATAGCGCCGGAAGTTGAGCGTGTTGGCAGGCATGACAACACGGGCCTGCGCAGAGCCGAATTGCCCGCCGGTGGCAGTCGCCCGCACGTCCCGGATCTCGGTCAGCCGCTCGGAATCGCCACTAAAGACGAGCGGGCGGGTGTGGCCGAACTTGCGGAGCTTCTGGCCGGTGTAGCTCCGGCGGAAGCCTTTGGCCCCTCGCAGGTTCTCACCCTGGCGAAACTGGTAGCCGTAGCGCCGCGTCGCCACGTTGCGAAAGTGGAGCGGCCGGAAGTGGATATGCCAGTATTCCCCGGCGAACTTGGCCGCGTCCCGGTGGATGTCGTTCCAGGCCCGTTTGAGCAGCTTGGGGGTGGGACCGGTCTCGGTTTTAGTGACGGTGAGCTCCATTAGGTCCCACCTCCCAGGCCCCAAGTGACCGTCATCAGGGCGTAGCAGAAATTCCCCTGACCAGGCTGCTCGCTCTCCATGGAGAAGAAGGGACCTTGCACCGTGATCTGGCCATCGATCTGGAGCATCCCGTCCGTCGCCTTGAGATCCATCAGCTGGCGAGCGATCTGGCCCAGATCGTTATCCCACTGGCGATTGACGCTCTCCGGGTCCTTTCGCAGCGCGTCCGAAATGTCCTTCTCGAAATGGATTTGCAGCGTCCCCGCCTCGACACAGGCGGTCGGCGAACCGACGGCGTTCAAGGAATAGCCGCGGCGGCTGTCCGAGAAGATCATGGCGAAGGGGCGAGCCGTCTCCAGCTCTTCCTTGCTGTAGGCCTCCTTCACGTTCCCGTTTTCATCCAGCGGGAAAGGCAAAGCGTCGAACTTGATTCTGGCCAGGGCCGCGGCTTCGTTCCCGCCGATGAACGTCTGGAAGCGGGCGCATTTCGAGAGCTGGCTCTGCAGGGCCGCTTTCGAAATCGAGATTCCCGCAACTGCCGCGTCCATCGTTAGCTTCCTGGGCCGTGGAACCCGTCCTTAACCCTCTCCCGCCGCTCGATCCGCTCGCCGATGATGGTCGTCCCACCGTCGGCCCGGCTGACCGTTTCGTGCACCGCATACTCGATGTATCCGGTGCCGTCAGTCACCCGGAAACGGTCCCTGTTGCTCGGCCGCTTGACCGCAAACAGGGTTTGGGTCTCATCCTCGGTGAAGGTGAGACCCCGGTTTTTCACCAGCTGCCGCCCGCCAGCGGTGGTCTTTTCCACCACGTTTTCTTCGCTGACCAGGCAGGTGACCGGCCGCTCCTGCTCCCCTTCAAACACCCAGAGCACCGTCGTCCCTGCCGTCTCCAGGGCCTGCGCCATACCGACTTTCATCAGGTCAGCAAACAGGCTTGGCATAGGATTCCGAGGGTCAGGGTCGCCAGGAACTTACACGATGCCGGTGATCAGGCAGCCGCAGTTGCTGTCGAAGGTGTGCACCTTCCGCTTGTTGCGGGCCCGGAGCACGCCGCCGCGGACGTTCTCTTCCCGGTACTCTTCCATGATCAGAGAGCCTTCGCCGGCGTCGTTCGCTCCGGGGAGGGGCTCGCTGTTCTTGGTGGAGAAGAGGGTCCGGCCGAGCTGCGGCTCGGGGCTTTCCAGGTCGCCGTCCATGCCGTCGTCACTGACGCGGGCGAGCATGGCGTAGGCGTCGTTCCAGATCGTGCCGAAGCTGGCGGTCTGCCCTTCGTCGGCCGTGTTCTTGTTGCCGCGGGCCACCACGATCTTCTCGACCTGGAACAGGTCGCACAGGCCGCTGTTCACCTGGGCAATCAGCTTGGAGTTTTTGAGAGGGTCCATCAGGGCCATCAAAACTTCGCTGGCGTCGTATTTCAGGAGGCTTTCGACCCGCGCGCTCCGGATCGCCAGGCGATACGATTTGCGGGTCAGCTGGAGGATGTTCGGTTCCTCGTTGCAGTTGGCGTGCACCTTCTCGCGGGCCGCGTCGACGTCGGCGATGGGGTCGCAGTTGGCCGCGGTCGTCCAGACGCCAGCGGTGACCGCCTGGGCCTTGGCGCCGGTGAAGACCGCCGTGTCGGTCAGGGCGGTGGCGATGTCGTATTCCAGCTTGAGCAGGATCGCATGCACCAGGCGACGCGAGGCGATCATCTCCGCCTTGAGCAGGTCGCCGTATCGCTCGATCAGCGCGTCATCAACAACCTCTTCCAGGCCGTGCTCGGCGAGAGCGTACGAATCCTTGGTGAAGTTGTAGCTATTGCGCTTGTAGGACGCCTTCGGCGCGCGAAGGGTATCCTGGACCTTGCCGATCAGGTTGCCGGAGGTGACCTTGAGAAAGTCGGCGGCTTCCTGAGCGACGCCCAGCATGGGCATCATGTACAGACCCACGAATTTTCGCAGGTTGTTGACCAGTGAGAACTCGCCATAGCTGACCGACAGGTCCAGGCGAGTGATTGCGGTGGAAGGTGCGGCCATGGCGTTTTCGAACTCCTTAAAGGTGAATTGTGCGGGTCTGTTCCCCCAGCCCCGTGCAAGTCACTTGGGAAGCAACCGGCTTACGTGCCGATGGCGATCCAGTCGAAGGTCTCGGTCCCCGTCGACGCGACGAGCGTCGGATCGGTGCCGCCGGTGTTTTTCCAGGCGTAGACGTTCAGCGTCCCGTCCGCCCCGGAGTAATCGGTGGTCAGAATCGAAGTGTTGTCGCCCGGGGCCGCGGTGCCGCGGAGCTGGACGGACGCGGCGACGATCGTGGTCAGGCCGGTGGCGATCGGCGTCGGATTGCCGCCGTCGAGGGCCGCCGCGGAACCGCTGGCGATTCGCAGGCCGGCAGTGAGCGTCCCCATGCCACCCTGCGAAGTGTGGAACGGCAGGACTTCGATAATCGAAGCGTCGCCGCTCGCAGCCTCCAGGGCGATTCCGTAAGCCTCGCCCGTGGCGTCGTCGTTGACCTTGCCGCTGGCGGCTTTGTAGACCGTCGCGTATTGGGCGATGGCCGAAGCCGCCACCCGACGCTCGGTGTTGCGAGCCAAGCGGACGGCCGCGATGGTGTCGCCCGCCAGGGAGAGCTCCTCCATGACGCCGAGCTCGACTTCCGTCAGTCCGCAGGCGGCGAGAAAGCCAGCGGAAATCTTGACGCGGATCGCTTTTCCAAGGGCTGCGTTGTTGGGGAAGGTGCGGACTTCCCGGTTGCAAAGTGCCGTCATGGGATTCTCCCGAGATAATGAAATGGTTGGCGAGTTACGGACTCAAAAGGCGAATCAGCTATACAGCCGCTTCGTCATACTTTTCTTCGATCTGCCGGTGGGCCTTTTTGCTGGTGTTGGTCGACAGCAGGAAGGCCCTGTGCAGATCGGGGTTTTTGCGGGCCACGGCGGCGACCGCGGACTGGCGACGCTCCAGCGTCGGGTTGTCGCCAGCGATCTTGGCGACCGCCCCGTTGAACTGCTCGACGACGTCCATTTCCATGGACTCGTCGGCATCCTCCGACTTCGCCGGCTTGGTCCCCAGCGGCTTGACGCCAGGGCCCTTGCCGGCCGCGGCCTTCTCGGCCTTGTCGTTGGCCGCAGCGAGGCGGGTGTTTTGCTCGACCATCCAGGCGCTGGTGGCCTGGGTGAGTGTGGCGTTGGCCTTGAGCTGCGACGCAATGAAGGTCGCATCGGCGCCGACGAGGGCCGCTTCCAGCTCGTGATAGTTGGCCGGGCCCGGCTTGAGGGGGGCGGCGGCGGCAGCGACGGTCGCTTCCTGGGACATGGATTTACTCCTGCGAGAAGTGAGGGACGAAAGTTGCGCCAGGGTGGCGTCGAGCGTTTGCACGCCATCGACCAGCCCGTTTTCCAGAGCCGCTTTGCCGACATAGACCCGGCCATCGGCCAGGGCCCGCGTCTTTTCCAGGGTGAGCTTGCGGCCACTGGCCACACCCCGCACAAAATGCTCGTTCAGACCGTCGACGGTCTTCTGCCACTCGGCGAGCTGGGCCGCGGTGACCTCGGTGCCAGGCGTGCCGGCACCCTTGAACTCGCCGGCCCGAATCACGTGGACCTTGATTCCTTCCTTCGCCGCCATTCCGGACAGGTCCATCACCGCCATGTAGGTGCCGATGCTGCCGACGATGCCGGTGGAGTTGGTGAAAACCTTGCTGGCCTGTGAGGCGACCCAGTAAGCGGCACTCGCCCCCAGGTCCTCGATGAAGGCGTAAACGGGCTTCTCCTTGGCCGCGGCTGCGACGTCGTCCGCCAGCTCTTGGGTGCCAGCCGCGGTGCCGCCGGGGGAATCGATCCTGAGCAGAATGGCGCTTACTTCCGTGTCCTTCATGGCCGCTCGGATCTGTCGGCGGGCCAGGACGGTGGAAGTGCCACGGCTCATCGACGAGATTTGCTTCATCAGCGTGCCATTCAGCTCGATGATGGCGGTCCCGTCCTTCGTGACGCCATACAGCCCGGCATCCCGGGCCATGGCTTGGATTTCCTCGGCCGACTTGGCAACGTGCAGATGGAGATCGGTTCGCTGGAACCAGCTCCAGTGCCCTTGAAACTCCTCCGGCTTGATCGCCCACGTCCCGAAATACTCGTGAGCGTAGGGGATCCCGACGAGCGAGTTGCTCTTCCCTTCCCGCTCATTGATCTCGCCGGTCAGCATGTCGAAATCAGTTGTTGGCACCTGAATCTCCTTGCTGCTCGGCTTTGACGAGCGTGTTGGGGTCGAGCACCTTCACGCCGGTGGGCGGGGCGGTATTGGCCATGTCCCGCCAGGTGGCTCCCTGCTTTTCCCGGTCGCCGGTGAAGCCGTGCTTGTTGTTGAGCTCTTTCGCTTTGGCCATCGCGTAGTCGAACAGCTGGAAGCGGTCGTCGACGCACTCCTTGACCAGGTCGTCGTGATCCTCGCCCTTCTCGCTGGCGATTGTTCTGGCCGGGGCCAGGTTGGCGTTCTTTCGCAGCTCGTCCGCCTGGGCGTCTTTCAGCGGCTCGATGTATTTCCAGGTGGGTGGGTTCCACTTGTGACCAAAGATGGCCTTTTCGTACTTGCCGCTCTTCTTCTCATACAGGCGACGCATGACAGCGTCCCCGTGGAGCCGCCGGCGAACCCGCCACTTGTAAACCGGGGTATGGAACTGTCCGATCAGCCACCGCTGAATTCGGCGGAAGCGGATCCGGGCCTGGTCGATCGACCCACGCCAGCCGGAGAAATTCGTCTTGGTCGGATCGAGCAGAAACACCTGGAGCGGCAGGTCCAAGTTGACAGCCACGAACTGCAGCACCATGTGGGCGTGTTCGAAGAATTGCGGGCTGGGGATGTTGGGAGCAAAACCCGTGATCTTCTCCCCCGGCCGGCCGCGGACCCTCATCCCCGGGGATTGGCCTTCTACAGTCCGTGATGTGCCGTCTTCCTGGTCCTCGGTGTAACGAGTGCCGGCGGCCGACTTCGGATCGTTATTGAGGGCCGGGATTTTGCTGGTGCCGTCGCCGTTGTCGGGAATCTCGTGAATGATGGCGTAGACCGCGGCGACCTGTTGCTTCACCAGCGTGGCAAACTGGATGTCGTCATGCAGGCCGAGGGCGTAGACCAGCGTGGCGAACGCGGTCACCCCGCGGGATTGGCTGAACCGCCGCGGATCATAAATGTGCAGGACCTGACGGTTCCCCTGTTTATCGCGGGCGGGATATCGCTCGACGTCGTTTTGGGTGCGGAGGGTGGCCAGCGGATTGATATCCTGCTTGGTGACCCAGTATTCCTTACGCCGCTTCCGCTCGTCGAACAGAATTCCATGACTGCAAAGCGGGTTGCGGGTGCTGCTCGGCCGGCGCAATCGGTGGCCTTCCACCATCTGCAGCGTGTCGTCTTCGGTGGGCAGGCCCAAACAATCGCCGTCGACGATCGTGTGCCGCAGGGCGAGCTCCGCCAGCGTCCCGAAATCCTTCTCCTGCTCGTCATCGGACTGGTCGCGGTCGCTGCCCCATTCCCAGAAGCTGGCGCCGAGATCCTTGTCCAGCTCGGTGTCGCCGGTCTGCACATCCAGCGAAAACCCATCCTGCATGATGTTGGCGACCAGGCGGTTGATCCCCTGGGCGACGATCAGGTTGTTGCGGTCGAATTCCCGCGCCCGCTCGATCATGTACAGAAACTGCGGTTCGCTCTTGTAGTGGTAATCGGCACCGCTGCCGGTCGCCAGGATCCCGCGGACCTGGGGCAAGAACCGGGAATTCTTGCCGGCCAGGTAGTCTGCCCGGACCTCCTGCTGCGCGCGAGCAAACTCCGTTTGGAGTGCCTGGGCGTCGCGGAGGCGTGACATAAGCAGGATTAGGGTGAGGAGGAACAGCACGTAAAAGATGGAGGGGGCGGGTTTTTCAATCACGAAATCCGGAGAAGTCGGGGTGAACGACCCCGCCCCCTCCGGGGCTGGGGGCAAGGGTTGTGGTGTCGTTCGCCGCGAGCCAGGACTCGGCCTTTTTCAGGCCGTCCTGAATCTGAACTTTCAGATCCAGCTCGACTTCTTCACCGCCGCCTCCGCGGGATAAGCCGTGGCTCATCCGCTTGATGGAATTCCGCGGACCGAGGTAGAGACGACAAGCACGGATGAATTCCCGGCATTTTGTGACGTCCGCGACCAGGTCATAGTCGGAATTGGCCTCCCAAGCGGCGATAACTTCTTCTCGAGTGGGATTCGCTGCGAGCGACATTGCAGAGGTGACTTTACGAAGATAGTCACCAACTCGCAACGAGTTACTGCCTAAATGCAGCCACGCATCTGATAAATCTGATAAATCTTCCGCATCTACAGGAAGGTGGCAGAGACTCGGGTGCGGCCGGCGCCGCTCCGCATCTTGCCGTCGCTCTTCTTTCGCTTGCCGGTCCGCTCCGCTTTGTCCGTCGTCCAGACCTTGCCGCTGACCGCTTCACAGGCGGTCACTTTCCAGGCCTTGCTCCGCCCGAGGTGGGCGATCATTCCGGGATGACTGGTGGTTACGCTGACCCGCCAGTTTTCGGCCCGCAGAATCCCCGCAACACCGTCGAGCAGCCGGCTGCCGATCCCGATTCCCTGGAAGTCGGGAAGGACGACGATCCGCGAGATTCGCTTGGTTCCTTGCTCGGTGGCTCCGCTACGCTGGTTCCCAAAATGCTGGCCGACGATCACGATGCCGACCGGCACCGCCGCGGCCTCCAGCCCGCTCAGATGGGCCACGTAAATCTGCGCTCCGCCGGGGATGGAGTGACTCAAATAGTGATGCTTCTTAAACAGGTCCCACGCGGAGCGGCCAGAGCGGAAGACTTCCATACGAAGCTCCGGTCGCCGAAGTTTCCTCCTTGCGAGCGTGCAGCTCGCCATATCGAGGATCCAGTCCGGGGAGAGCCAGGGAGCGACGTCATAGTGGCAAGTGACCGCCACGAATTTGGGCATCGTCGTTTTCGGAAAGCGGAGCAGCTTACTCACTGCCATGCTGCCGACCTTCGCCACGGTCCGGTCCACCACGCTGGTGAACTCGTCGAAGACGACCAGGGGAGGCGCGTTTTCCGAAATGCAGGGCTTCTTATGCACGGCGCCGGCCGCAATCGCCTGGCCGCAGTTGCAAGGTGGTTTTGCCGTCGTCAGTGCGCGGGCCAGGTCGCAGCGAAACTTCTCCCCGTTGGAGAGCAT